TGGCGATCGTGTCGGGATGGAAAACCTCAGATTCCTCGCGGACAACGGTTATCAATCCGTCCTTACCTGGAGCCAGCGACGGCAATTCGTGAGCTGCGTATATTTGCGAGCCCGTCCGCGCAATCGGCACGTTCGCGCAAAGCAAGTAGCCCTCGGGGGTTAGCGATTGCGTCGGGCCGAGTTGTTCGGTTGCGAGGAATGGCATATATAGACGCGCGGCAAATTTGCGCCTTTATATCACAGTTGCGAAAGGTCAACGGAAATTTTTGCGCGAGATCAAACTTTATTGAAAATAACGCTTGCAATGGTCGAATAATTCGCCTATTATCTACACATCGACAACGCAACGACAGCCGGAGAACGCAATGGAACAGAAAAACGCAACGCGCAAATACAACGTCCAGTCCACGTTGGCATGGGGTGACCTTGGCACATATGAGGGCGAGAACGAGGCGGCGGCACTTGACGCGCTGGCGCGCAAAGCGGGCTGCATGGACTATGAAACTGCGTTGAGTAGCCAGCCGAGGACCGAACTCCACATAAAAATTCAAAAGCGTTCGTGGGTCAAAGTGATTCCGGTGTAAGCCAAATGGGGGACGATTGCGATGCGCTGTAAAAAGTGCTTGCAATAGTCGAATTATTCAACTAAGATACATACATCGACAACGCAACCGGAGAACCAAATGTCCTACGTCGCCCAACTGAACGCTAGCCTCATGACCGCCGAAACCCGTAAGGAAATCGAAAAATCCCTGCGCGCCTGCGACGACGAGACCCGCGAAATTCTGGCAAAGGTGTTTATGGACCCGATGGCGGTTGCCGTGCGTGCGGCGCGGGCTCGCACCGGCAATGAAGGCTTGGGAACCGCCGTTGAGCAGGGCAAAATCCACATTACCGAGACGACCAAAGTCGGCCGCAAATGGACGACCCGGGTCGTCAAAGGTAGCCTCGGCCCCGCCGCCGCGATTGCTTACCTGAACGCAATGTGACGCACCCTCGACCCGTAACCCAAGCATGGAATTGAGGGACGAACGGTGAAACCTTGGCGCTTGAGGCGGGGTAAATATGCGCGGGCGTTCGCCCCGTATCCGGCCACGTTTCGCGCGTGGCTCTCGATGCGCTGGCGCGGCTGGCGTCCGTTTAACGAGAATTGGTACAGCAAGTCGAACCCGGCCAACCGTGCCGAACGGGGGGAATGATGCGACCCACGCATAAATGCCCGCATTGCGGTACGTCGCACGGCTACCTTGAGCGTTGGGTCGCCTCGGTCACGCAATGGCGCGATTTCAACGGCCAGCCGGTCGACGCGCTGGTCACGCCTCAACGGGGCGGCGGGCGCAAGTTCTGCGCATATTGCAAGCGCGACATTACCGTTTGCGTTGAACAATGGTTGCGTGACGCACGTCAAAACTAGCGGGCCGGGGCGGGCGTACGCTCTCGCCCCCAATCTGCCGATGGGCATTGACATGAACAAGGATGATTTGCACCGCCGTGTGGCGGCAATTAACCGCGCGAGCCTCGCCCCGGCGAGCGATGACGAGACACTAATCGAGCGCATCCGAACGACGCGCGCCGACATGCTCAAGCATCCGGCGTCGACGTCATGGGCGGTAGATGCGGACAGGCTACTCGCCGACCTGGAAACTCGCCTTAGTCGGGAATGACCGGCTCGGGATAGCAGCGGCAATTGTAGATTTGGCCGGCGTGCGTGACCGTCCCATCGGAGAGGGTCGGCGGCTCGTCCCAACGAACAAATTTGCCGTTCATTTGCCGATGCGAGTCGCGAACGTCCGAGTCGCCCGCCGTGCGCCAGATATAGCCCTCGCTGCCAATGTGACGAGCGCGCGACTCGGTCAACACGCTGGCCGTACGGGCAACCTCGGTCCTGGCGATAAGCGTTGCGCGTGCCGCGCTCACGTCGTTTGAGCGCATGATCTCGGCCGCAACCTCGCGCGAGCGAGTCGCGTCCTCGATGCCCTTTTGCGTCCAGTCGTGCACGCGCTGCGCGGCGTCGCGCGGGATCGACTTGATAAGCGTCACTTGCTCGGCCATCAGCGATCGCATGACCTGGCCGGTCGGGGCGCTCTGCAATTCCTCGCGCAGCGCGCGGCCGAGTTCGCGAGTGCGTTCTTGCCAGGCTTGCGCGTCGGTCTTTTCGACCATCGTCAGCATTTGGCCGGCGACGACCTGCGCCCATGAGTCGAGCGCGTCGGAATAGTCGTGCAGCGCGCGCCAGATGACCGGCTCGGCGCCAGGGTCGCCAGGCGGGAACGCGCGGATTATGTCGCCCACGTGGCGAGCGATCTTTCGTAGCATGCGCGCATAGTGCCGCTCAATGCGGCCAGTGCGCGGCGGCTTTTGCTTGCTCATGCAGTCATGCTCACGAGATCGGCGTTCGCGGCGCCCTGCGGCGTAAATGAGAACCGCCGTAGCCATCCGTTCATGAACGTCGCTGCGACCAGGGCGCCGATCTCGGCTTGCGTCACTGTCGGCAAGGACGGCGGCGCGGACGAGGCATAGACTTGCCCATTGACAGCGAGCGCCGAGTCGCCAGGTTTTACGCGCATCGCGATTTTGACAGTCGCCCCGGCGGCAATTGGCGCCGATGCCGTCGGGTCGTACGCCGTGCCGCCAATCGTGATACGTGGCTGTATCGCGCCGCCGCCCGCGCGGAATGCGGCGATGCAATTCGATGCGGTGCCATCGCTCAGTGCGAATATGTATTGCGACGCGGCCGTGCTGTTCTGCATGAACTCGGCAAAGAACGTCCCTTCGGTCATTTTGAAGGGAGACATTGACTTAAACGCGATCGCGTCGCCAGGGCGGGCTATGGCGGCGAGGGTCGTCGGAATATACGACGAGGCGGCCGCGCCGGCTTCGAGTTGAGCTCCCCAGACATAGAGCGTTTCACCCGTGCTGAACGTGGAGCCGCCGCCGATACGCGCCCTGATGGCGGTTTCGCCCACAGGAGCGGTGCCGGTCAGCGTGACGCGTTGCCATGTGCCCGTAGTGGTGATGCTCTGTGACGCAAAGGCTGCGCCATCGCTATTCTTGGCAAGTTTGATGTCCAGCGTAGTGGCAACGCTAACCGTCTTGACCCATACCGTAAAGGTGTAGGCAATACCGGCTGTAGCAGAGGCGATCTGCTCAACAAGCTGATCGGCGCCAGTCGAGGCAAGTTGATCGGCGGTCGCGGTACCGTCCGGCGCAATAGCCTGATTGGCTGTGACGGTTGCGGTCTTGACCCATACCGCATTGTCGAACTGCTCCGACCACGTCAGCAAATTCGTCCGCGGTTCCTCGACGAGCAAGCCGCGCTTCGCGCAAAGTTTGTACGCCGTCCCGGTCGTCGCGATCGGCGCGCGGGCGACCGAGCCTTGTTCGAGTTGGGGCAAGCCGATGCGCAGGGTAATGTCGATCGTCGCGCCGTTTGCCAGCGCAGAATATACGTAGGGCCGCACTTTGGCCGTTGATGCGTTGGTGAGCGTTCGCGTGTAGGCGGGCCGCGACGTGCCGAGCGCGGCGGCCGATGGCGCGAACGCTACCGTGCCGCCGACGAGCAAAGCGTTGCCGGCGTCCAGCTCATCCATGCCGATAACCATGTTTACGCCGGCAAGAGAGCCGCCGGTCAGACGCACGGATGCCGAATTAGTCCAAGTTTGCCCGCTAGACGCTGCGGGCGATCCCGCGCCGCTTTCGAAGTAGGCGATAAGAATCTGCCCCGCCGCGTTGACCGTCCCGGCCCATCGGTATTCTACGTATGGGGTGCCGTTTTCGGTTCCGGTACCGACCACAGTCCCGGTAAGACCGCTCGGCACAACGAACGTCCAATTCGTCGGCGCGGTTCCCGGCGTACCGGCCACGGCGCCCGCCGCCGCGCTATTGCGTATCGCATTTTGCGCAACGATCGTCGCCGGGTCGTAATCCTCGCGCGCTACGTTTGCCGTCGCTTGCTTGTACGTGCCGGTCGAGTCGAAATACCCGGCCGGGCCTGCGCGCGTGATGTTGAGAATGTCGGATAGATTCAACGAGTCACTCCCCTTGAGTTGGCGGCTCTTGCTTATCCAGATCGACGTCGCCAGGCGCGGGCGGCTCGGCGTCGAGCTGATTGATTTCAGCGTCGGTAATGTGCGAGAAAACGCCCGTCTCGCGCGACATTTGCCGCAGCTCTTTTGCCGCAGTCGCCGGCGAGATCAACCCGCTCGACTCGGCCGCCGTGATCGCCTCGGATTTGGTCTTTGCGATAGTGGCTTTTTGCTCGGGCGTCAGTTGCCACAGGGGCACGAACTCGAATGCAAAACCCTCGGGCAAACCGTCGCCAAGCTCGGAGCGCGACACGGCCTCAATGATGCGCGTGAGTCCGGGGCGTACCTTTTTGTCTTGCTGGCTCGTGACGCCGTCGTAATAGGTGCGCAAGTCGCTCTCGCCCGTCGAGTTCAGACCGGCCGGCGATTGGCCGAACAGTCGCACCAAGGGGATTTGCGTCGCGCCGCTCAATTGTTGGCCGAATTGGAGCAGGACGTTATCCAATCCCGAGAAGGTGTACGAATGCGCCTCGAAATCGTCTTTGGAGTCGAGGACGGTCAAGCCCTCGTTGCTTTGCATCGTGCGAATGAGCTTCATTTGCTCGATAAATGCGTCGTACATTTTGCCGCCGGTCGCGACGAGCTGGCGCAAGCCCTCGACTTTCACGGTTCGCAAATGCGCCTTGTAGACCAATTGCGCGACGCCGGCGGTCGTCGAGTCGAACGCGACCATGCGATCCCAAAGGCGTTCAAGGACCGACTGCCCCCAACCGTTTTCAGCGAGTTGCTGGCGAAACGGTAATTCCAGCCCGTCGATACGGATCGCGCGGGAGTAGTGGATGCGCTGGCCGGCGAGCGCCTTTGCCATGGGCGCGACGTCGTAATACTTCGGCATGCCCAGGTTCGGACCGTAGTCCATGACCGTGTCGTGCAGCGACGGAGTAACTTGCCAGCGATCGAGCGCGACCAGGCCGCGGAATTGGTTCTCGCCGATCCGGTCCATGCGCAGCGGTGTCGAGAGGTCTTGGCCGTCGATCAGCATGACCAGGATGCAACCGCCGTACAGGCGCCCCCATTTGATCGCGTTGCTGATCTCGTCCCACAAGCGTAAGCGTTCAAAAGTTTTGTGGATCGCCTCTTGCTCGTCGGGTTTGAGCTCGTCCGACATGATGTGAATGCCCGCGCGGGTCATGTCATCGGCGACCACGTCAACGACCATGCCGCAAAGCCAGTTCGAGCGGTAAGCGGCTTCGAGCTGATAGCCGTTGCGAGAAATGAAATCGAGTTGATAGCGCGATCCGTCTTGCTGCGATCCCGCGCCATAGCCGAGGCGCGACGCGACGTTCGCGAATGAGTCCCTCGTCGCCTGGCGAATGGCCGCGGCCTGATCGGCGACGCGCGTCACGGTGCGATGATGGCGATTCTTGTTGCCCATGGGCGGCCCTTATCGTTAGGGCGCAGCCGCCGACGTGACGGCCG